TAGTTCTTCTTTGTTTCACTCCATGAACACCCCCGTTCACTCCATGAACAGGGTCTTCACTCTGTGAAGGGGTGTACCGCATCACATTTTCGATCATGCGATCAACTAGCGTTACGGAAATACCGTCAATGATTGACTTCCCATCTTCACTGAGATGACTGTGAGTGGTGCAATTAATCCACCCCTGCCGTTCAAGCTCTCGGCGCGATTTCGATACTTGTCCGGTTGACATTTTGCATCGACTGGCGATTTTTCGAACGCTTTCGGTGCATTGTCCTCCATTTGCGCCGCATACTCGCTTGTAATGCGCCAAGAGACGGTACTCGTAAACACCGAGATCGTCATCAGCCATATTTTCGATAATAGTGAAATATCGGCGGGGGTTGGATTGATCGATAATGTTTTGGGTTAGATCGGTCATTATTATTGTCCTCCATAGACGTAAAAACCCGCTTGGGTGGGAATTGGTCTTGGCAGTGTCACGAAGGACGTGTAAAACGCAACGTTGACCAAAACCCACCGAAACGGGTTTTATCACAAGTCCTTTGCTATTTTAGGCTCTGCCAAAAGCCTGCGCTTATTTTTGTTCGCGCGATAAATCAACTATATCTTAATTCACACACAATTGCAAGTTTTAATCCGCGCTTTTTTCTTCGAACGCGTCCCGCAGCGGATACCGGCGGAAGTGCCAGAGGTGTATCTCGCCGCGCACAAAGCATGTGTACAGGCGGTCACTGCCTACGCAGCGAAACTTATTGTACGCTGCAATCCGTTGGGGCAGCTCGCTCCTGGTGTTGCACATTGATACGATTTGTGGGGCTTCGGTGTCCCACAAGTCCCATTCGCAGTTGTACTCGTCAGTCATGCGCCTCAATTTCAAACCATCCCTGGCGATCAAAGTTCAGCCGCTCCGCGATCTTCGCTTTCCCGCGCCAGGGGTTGCCGGGTCTGCGTGCGCCAAGCGCTTGTACAGCCTCCTCGTAGGTGACGTCGGCCAGAATCACGCGGCGCTGGCGGGATGTGCGGTTGACGTAGGTGAGAGTGTAGGTAGGCTCAGTCATTGTTTTCCACTCGCTCTTTTCGCGCTTGGTTCGACAAACGACGTGCTTCATGTTTGCCATGCGCTTTTGCAAGTGCATTCCATAAGTCTTCTGTTTCGTGCACTAAGTCGATTACCTCATCCCATGTGACGGAGACGAGTTTACCTTTGATGTGGGCTGATAGCGCAATTGAGTTCTCGTTCTCGCGCATGAAGTCGTAAAGCGCTTGGATACGTTCATAGTGTCCGTTTTTCATGGTGTTTTCTTTCGAATAGTTGAGCAAGAGGTGAGCGGTATTTATATCATCACGCCCCGCTCAGGCGCTACTTCGGGCTTGGAGCCAGTGAGAGGATTTGAACCCCCGCGCACTCGCTTACAAGGCGGACGCTCTACCAACTGAGCTACACTGGCGTATTAAAGGGTCGAGAGGGGGAGCGCGGCCCTCTCTTTTCGCGTATCTGTCCAACAGCGGAGGAAATCTGCGCTCCACATATCGTTTCTTGGCGGGTAACGATATGTCCAACAAGCGTATCCTAATGATACACTAAATTTCCCCAAGCCACAAGCGTTAGTCTAGCACGCGGCGCAATGCGGCAGGCGTGTACTCCACCTGCTGCGGCACGTACCAGATGGCGGACGTGAGAATAGCGGTATCATGCTCCTCGTGCTCTACTTCAACCGGCACGTCGGCAAGAACAAACAATTCTTCGGCAAGTGACAGCACTTGCACCCCGTCCTGCACAGCGATGGCGTGCGCATGGCCGGTGGCCTCTCCCTCACGGATAACATGTCGGTCCCCCGTGGGGGGTTTTGGCGTGGCAGTGCTGAGATCGGCTTCGAAGACGCGAATAAAAAACACGTCACCCTGGCGAATTACAGTTTTAGTATCTAATTTCATGAGAACCTCCTAGCTCTCAAATATAGGCGCATAATCGCGCCAGTCCAAAAAAATCAGATTGCCGTGTATATCGCGGACGGTGGACGCGACGGCAGCTTGTGCATACTTGCCTGCGTCACCGTGATATTGAGATGGATCGACGCGAAGCCAGTAATGCTTGTGTGTTCCGTCCGGTTCCGGGGTGGAATTGACAACTTCCACCATGACGATATCTTCGTCACCCGGCACAGATTTGCGCCAGAGGATACCATAAGTATCCTCATGTACCTTTTGCGCGCCGCTCTCGACGATGTAGCGCTCCGGCGTAAACATATCGATCATGATGCGCCGCACCTCTACGTTTTGTTCCGCGTCAATCCGTGCAGCCGTGATGCTGCTCGGTTCTTCAATGATATCGGCGGGGACGTTCACCCCATGAACATAGTATTCATTGACATCCCCATAGGTAAACGCGGGGCCGGTAAGTTTATGTAACCGGTTGTCCTCATCTCTATGAATGGTTGGCAGCGTGAGGACAACCATTTTATCCTCACACACGAAAAACAGCCACAAACCGGCTTCAAACGCCTGGAACAAGGGATACCAGCGCGAAAACAAATTGTCGTCGTCTCGTTCCCGTGCTCCGATTGCGATGATGCACCAAGTGCTGGCGGCCCTGGCGGTCCAGGCGTCGGCCCAGGCGTCGGCCCAGGCGGCCCTGGCGGTCCAGGCGTCCCAGGCGTCCCAGGCGGTCCTGGCGGCCCCGGCGGCCCCGGCGGTCCAGGCGTCCCAGGCGGTCCTGGCGGCCCAGGCGTCGGCCCAGGCGGCCCTGGCGTCCCTGGCGGTCCTGGCGGCCCAGGCGTCGTCCCAGGCGGTCCTGGCGGCCCCGGCGGCCCCGGCGGCCCTGGCGGCCCGTTTGATTTCTTGCGCAGTGTCGACAAACTCGACACGCATAGGGATTTTGCTAATGTCGGACCACCAGTTAAGCAGGTGGCGTTCGACTGCTTCACGATCTACGGGGCGGTCGAAGTTGCACGCGACCTTGTAGCGTTCTAGCAAATTCTCAACAGTAGTGTCCATGATGTTTTCCTCAACTTAGATGATATTCACTTCAGTGATGATCGCCACTTCGTTCTCGCGCTCCCAGGTCAGCAGAACCAACTTGGGATCGTTTGGGTCTTCCTCGGACGCATCTTCGAAGCTGTACCACATTGATCCCTGCACTTTGCCAATTTTCGCTGGAAATGGGATCACTTTGTTTAGCAGCTCAACCTCATCATCCAAGAGTTCGCGCTGGGGGATTGCGGGCATTGGGTCTTCTTCGCCGGTATTTTCGTTAATCGCAAAGACTTCAATTAACGGGTTGTTGTAGGTTTCGGTTTTGGTGCGGTCGATGAGGATCACGCGGCTGGCGGTAATCTCGCCAAAGTCACCTGACATACTCACCCCTTTGCTTTGATGTTCGGTGGGTTCGTCATCGGCAGGTGGCGCGAATGGCGTGCCGGGCTTGGTGGTGGATTGTTGCGCTTTGGCTTTTTTGGTGACCGCGTCCAGGATAGCCGCCTGGTGCGCGGCGTAAGTGTCCTGGAAATCTTTGACGCTTTCCACACCGAGCGCAGCGTGAACTTCGTCATTGGTCAGCCCAATTGGACGGGTCGCCTGTTCAATTGCCAGGCGTCCTTTTTTGTCCAACCCGATGGACTTCATAGCGATCCAATATTCGCCCCATTTCTGCTGTGTCCATCCTTCAATGTGGTCCTGCCACATTTTTTCTTTCTGGTCGGGCTTTGGCGGGGTGGGGGGCGTCTGCTGGTGCGGCTTGCTTTTGCGCTCGGCAGGTTTATCTTTCGGGGCGGGGCGGGTTTCGGGCACATACTCGAATTCGCCTTCGATGATTGCGTTGCCCTGTTCATCCACATCTAGGCCCATTTCATCAGGACCATAAACCGGCATATTGAAAACATCCGGACAGTGGAATTTTTGAATGTTGCTGATCGTGCGTGCAAAAAGCATGTTGCGCGGGTACTTCTGCCAATTGTTGCTATTGGTCAGTCCAGCCTGTTTGGCATCCTCGATGGTGAACGTTTCGCGCTTAAACGGTTTCCCGTTTTTGAATAGCACGATTGTGCAACGTTCGTTGTCAAGTTCTTCTACATCGTAATCGTACTGCGAACTTCGACGAATACCAGCGGCGATCAGGTGAGCGCCAACGACCGGCTTCCCCTTAATTACGTGAATGCCGGTCATGCTCTCAACAGCGGTGAACCCCAATTCGCGACCTTGCATAATCTTGACGAAAGCGTGAGCCATTGCGTTTACGCCTTCAAACATACCGGACTGTGCGAATACCAGCGCGATAGACTGGACTTCTTTGAGCGTGCGAGGTTCAAGGGAATAAAGCCCGGTTTCGGGCAGGGGAGCAAGCGCTTGTTCCTTTTCGGGTTCCTGGTCGATGATCATTTCGTTGTTATTGTCGGTCATTGGGTTACTCTCCTTCGATTTCGATAAGATAAAATGGGGGGCACACATCGGCTTCCAGGGCGTGAAGCATCAAGCCTAGTTTGATGCGGTCGTAGCGCTTGATCTTGCTGTCTGTTGTATACGTCCAAATACGCTCCACCAGGGCATATCTTTGTATTGTTTTTTGACGTGTTTGTAGACCTTTTTTGGTAGTGACATGTTTCTTCCCTTTGGGTTGTGCCCCCTCACTTCTGAGGGGGGTTGTCTCCGAAAATGTCCCGAAGTACCTCAAGCGCTTCAATCGCGTCTTGTTTCACTTCAGGGTTGTCGATGGTGTCCAGCCTGCCTTCAAATTCGGCAAGCGGGTTGTTTTTCGCCGGGGTTTCGATTTCCGGCAGGTTGTTGAGCTTGTTTAGTAGCGCGGCGTCATTGTCCGATAGCATGTGATCGTTGTTTTCCGCTGGCGCAAACATACGCTGCTGGCGATACATGGCGGGTGTTTTCATGCCCCCGCTGTGACCTGCGGGGTTCACATCCGATTCGGGTCCTCGTCGCTCCTGGGTGCCTTTTTGCGCGTCTGGTGCGGTTTCTGACTTGCGACCGAATAGGCGTTGTAGTTCGGCGCGTTCCCGGTCACGTTTCGAAAGTACAAGGGGTTGTTCCGCCTTGTGTGCTTTCATTGCGTCGTGAGACTCTTTGATTTCCGGGTCTTCAAGGCACAGATTGCACACGTAGTTATCGAGCATGTTAGGCGGGAATTTTTGCCCACAGGTGCGGCAACGTACCCATTCGCGTTTGGGGGAATCATCAGGGGAATGGGACTCGTTGTCGGTTTCTGCGTCCAGTTCATGCAGCAGGTCGTCTTTTGCCTGCTGGGGCATGTTGGGATCGCGGAGTCCCTGGGCTTGTTCGATCTGGTCCAATAGTTGTTGTATTTCTTCTTTTTCGATATTGGCGGCGGCGTGGGAAACAATCGCGTCAATGTCGGGTGAGCTGGAACCTTTGGTCACGATCTTGGGTTGCCCAGCGGCGTAGGGACCTGGCGTCAGAGGGCCACCCACGATGAACAATTCGTATTTAGCGCGAGTTACGGCAACATAGCGTAAATTCCACTCTTGCTCTTGCTGCCAGCCACCGAGGTTTAGGGGTAGCTTGTTCGGGGCGATGATAAACACGCGGTCGGCTTCCAGCCCCTTGCAGCGGTGAACGGTTGCCAGTTTGATTAATGGGTATTTTTCATCAAACAGGGAGTCGATCTTGTTGCACAGTTGATCGACATTGCCAGATTGCATACCTTCGTATACGACGCTTACCGCTTCACAGCGGTCTTTCATGCTTTCGACGGCGGTATCATCTGCCTGCTTATCGCGTAGCATTTTGACTTGCTGCATTTTGTAGTTATGCAGATGTTCAAGGAACAAATCGAAATCAAAATGTTCACGTTGGGCGACCGATTTAACGATCTTGTTCAGTTGTTTACCGAGGTCGCGACCCTCAACGCGCGCCTTCACGCCACGCTTGATAAAGGCGATACACTCAGAAATCAGCGGGGCGGTTAACCGACATACGATCATATCGTCCGGCTTGGCGTAGTCGGGCAATTTGTCTTCAGGGATGATGGTTACTTTACCGACTGGTGCGCCCTCGCGTGCTTCGATTTGTGGGGTTACTTCGCGCGCCAAGTCCAAAATTGAGGTTGCGCACCGATAGCAGATTGAAAGGGGGAGGGTGGTTGCCTGGGTGCGGTCAATGATGTTTTGGAGTGACTTGTTATCTGCCCCGGCAAAGCCATAGATAGCTTGGCGACGATCACCAACAAACACCATGCGCCCAGTGTCAGGCTTGCGGCACTTGAGGGCTAACTCAAGCTGGCACTTATTTAAATCCTGGGATTCGTCACAGAATACCCAATCAAACTTGGGCATATCAATATCCCAGTGTACCGGCAAATAGATCATATCCGTGAAATCAATTTCCCGGTTTTCACGGGCCAGGTCTTCGCCACGCTTGATCAGGATGGGGCACGCATTGAGCGCGCGATCATCCAGATCAATTTGATAATGGATCGCCATTTGCTCTAAAGCGGGGCGGTTGTTGGGATCGGTCATGGTCAGGCGAGCGAAGTTGTACAGATCGATCATAGCCTCTTGCAAGAGTCGCCCCTCTTGCGTAAGAAAAATACGCTCACCTTTGCGCCCCTTAACAATTTCAGGCCCAGGGTGATGCTCATCAATGTAGGCGTCAATGAGTTGGTAATGCTTTTTGGTGTTGACCTGGGTACGTGTACCGAAGTGCTTATCTAAGGCACGCTTACCCAAGCTGTGAAGGGTGGAGCTATTCACATTCGAGCGACCGGCTACACGTTCGCCAATTTCAGTTGCAATCGATTTGTTGAACGCGCAAAACAGCACGCTCAGTGAGGGGTCAACATACTCAGTTGCGGCTTTAACCAGTGTGGTCGTTTTACCACTACCGGCGTAAGCCTCTACTACAATGTACTGAGGGCCGTTTTTGTCCGCGATTGCGTCAAAAATCGCCTGCTGGTACTTCGAAGGTTTGAAAGCCTTGATCTGTGCTGCATTGGGGGGTTGGGGTGCGGTCATGAGTTGGGTTCCTCCTTGCCTGTGCGTATATATGATTGTATAACGCAAGACATTGTTTGTCGATAGCTACACAGCGTCGATGTGCTTAAGCCATTTGTAGGCAATGCTGCTCCATACCAGGTTCCGAATATCATTCGGGGTACTGACCAGCAGCACGTGCATAATTGCTCCGTAGATCATATCAGACAGGTTGGGATCGTCTTGGTTGCGCGCGATCATGGCTTCGAAGGTGATTGTGGGATCGGTTTGATTGCGGCGCGATTTTCGCCAATCGAGCGAGCGAACGTAATCCGCAATTAGTTTATCAGCGTTGTCTGGGCATCCTGCGTTTATATACTGTTGCGCGCAGCTTGCGAGCACACCACCGGAAAGCCCTCCGAATTTAGCGACGTTCTCGGTATATTCTTTCAAAGCGTCGGGCCAGTCCTTCATGGACATGCTCATAAAATCGGATACGGTAAGGTTTTTTGACATACGAAGCTGATCCGCTTCCTTCTCCGTCAGCTCCTCTCTGTGAGGGGGGTATGTCTTGTATTGAACGACATACTCCCGTGTTGCCACGTATTCCGCAGTGGCGGAAAACTTTTCTCCCCGCAGATGCAACCAGGCGATAACGTGTTGCATGGCTGTGCGGGAAGGGCGTTCAGCGCAGTCAATGGTGACTTCGAACAAACCGAAGCCGACATATTCTACTTTAATGTGCCGGTCGCCCACGTAGGGTGTTAGCCCTGCCAGCCGAAAGCGCCGGCTGGCGTAGAGATGTCCCCGCCATTGCCCGTCAACGCTGCCGCGCTTGAGCGCATGCTTGATGCGCGCTATTGCGTCGCATACTTCTTGGTTGGCGGGGTCATTCGCCAACGCTACCGCAAGCGCCAGCACGTCCTGTGCGTCTACCTCTTTCAACGAAGGGAAGGGGTCAGCGAAAGCCCGCAGCAGTTCCCGTGCATTGTCGTAGTCGACCGTAGCCGACATTTTTTTCAATTTTCTGCTACCTTTCTCCTCGTAAACCGCTAGAAACCCGCATACGTACGGATTTCCTGGCGCGCATTCCACCACGATGGTGGTCGTTCCCACGTCGAACACGGCGCGTTTCTTCACGCCGTTGAATGTGTCGATTTTCTCGATTTTTCCACGTTGTTTTCCGTTGATTTTTACGTAATACCGCCCCCTATCACTTTTCCCTACGTTGATCCAAGGGCCTTCGACGTACAGCGCGGGCGGATTTTTGCCACCATAAAAAACGTTTTTCTCCGCCTTATATGGCGCTGCTGTGAGTTGGCGTGGAGCGTTTTCTAGCTCTTTTGCCGTTTCTCTTGCTTTCTCGATTTTTCTTTTCGTTTCTTCCGAGAATGCCCACGCGGAATATTCATTGAATTTCTTGTTTTGGGAGTATTCGCTGGGATCGTAATTCCCAGCCATGAGTTCATTTTCAAACTCATCTACCCACTCGTCAAAGATGCTTTGGGCTTCTTCTTCGCTGCTGCCGCTTTGGATGGCGGCGTCGTAGTAGTACTGCGCGCGTTCGGTGGCGATTTCCGTTGCCTGGTTCCGTTCGAATTTCTTAGCCATTTGTGTAGCTCCTTTTCGCTTAAAGTTAGGGGTTAATTCCCCTGGTGCATCCCCCAACTTTTTGAGGGATGCTGAGGGGCGTTAACGCCTCATGCGTACTCAACAAAATTTGGCAGTGTGGATGGCTCTATCCACGCATACGTCCAGTATAACTGGACGAAGCCTTCGGCGTCCATTCCCCAGTACCACTCAGGGTACTGGTCAGGATACTGGAGGATATCGTCCGGGTCCACGAGCTGCCACGGGTCGATTTTTATGGGTGTTATGATCGAAAGTAGTGTGCTAAACATTGTGGGTCTCTCCTGTTCTATCGCGCTCCGCCTGTGTGGGCGGCTTGAGCTGCGCGTTAATTGCGGGCGAAGGGTCTTATTAGAGCGCGCGTCCGGCTTCTTTTTCTTCGAGCCATGCAGCCACAGCCGCATGGTACGCTTCTTTTTGACTGCATGCCCATTTGCGGATGGTTCGCTGAATGTAACGTGCGTCTCTATACACTGCGTCACAGCAGTGCATCCGGCTGGTGGTTTCATCCCATTTGCCACCATTGTTAATAATGAACTTCACAGACATCGCTGCCGCTTGTGCTTCTTCGATCTTGGTGTAATACATCTTTAGAACTCCCGTTCGTGTTCGCTATTCTTAGTATGATCATAGCATATTTTTTAAGCCGTGTCAACCAAGTTGTTTTATGTATTGCTGCGACCTATTTGACATGGCCTGAAAAATACTTTAAAATTGAAAGTGAGGTCATTAAAACACACCGTGCTGAGTGAAAGGGTAGCTTATGGATAAAAATACCCCCTACTGGGGTAATCGGCTGCGCGAGCTGATGGAACTGATGGACATCACACCTAGCGAACTGGCTCGCCGGGCTGGTGTGACGCGAACAGCTGTGTCAAAATGGCAGCGCGAGCCGTACCCGACACTCAGCGCGGAAAAAGCAGCTACGCTTCAAGCGATATTCGGCGTGCCGTACTACAAGATTTTTCCGCTGATAGTCCCAACGTCACCCGCAGTCAATGCGCGATGTTGCAATGACCTTAACGGCGCAGAGGCCTTGAAATGCAAATTGACGAATATAACGTCGAGTGGATGATCTCACTCCACCTATATCAACGTAAACCTGTTAGTGCCAGCCAGCATTTGTTTGTGTCTGCTGGGCATATGCTGCATGGCAGAGCGAACGGTTCGTGCTGGTTGTGTGGTGGTCCGGCATATGGAGCAATACCAACAGCGCAATGGGTAAAGCCATCCTTTACTGATCAATCATCCTGTGTGGGCGACATAGCAGCAGGCGTTTGCGCTGCGTGCCAGTGGGCAACAGACGCCAAATCGGTTGAACTTCAGATGCATACCGGCAAAGACAAACCGCAGCGCATGATTAATTATTCGCACTTTGCCACCACCAGTGGATGGATACCCTGTAGCAAGGGAGATAAGCAACAAATGCTCGATTTACTGCTGTCGCCTGCGGGTTTCCCTGCCGTAGCCGCGATCACTGAAAGTGGGCAAAAATACACTGGATGGAAAGCGCGAGCAAACCCGCCAGGCACTAAAGCAGGATGGGTGTTTTTCGAGACACATCACATCTGGCTCGACCAATCTTTTTTTTCTGATCTCATTGCGCATATCAAAGCATTGTATGAGGCTGGACATAGCAAACACGCTATTTTGTCGAGCCAGTACGTATTAGTGCCAGGATGTGATCTCAATTTGTGGCGCACGCATGAAATGGCGATAAAAACGCAGCGTGGCAATGCTATGTTTAATCTTGCGGTGTACTTAGTTCAGAAAACGGAGATATCATGCCATACGATTTAATCGTTCGGGCGGTATATGCGATTTATCGCGGGATTAATCCCGAATATCGCAGCCAATACGGAAAAACAATCTGGCAACAAATGGAGACACGACTGGCTTTTTATGCACGCCAGCGCAGCGTGGAACTTATGTTGTCCGGCATGGCTCGTAAGCTTCAATCCTCACTGGGATATACCCAGGAGGACTTTGAAGTCGTCAAGCAGTTGTCGCAATCGGAACAGTCAGAAATCCTGCGAATTTGCCGTCAGGAAACAGCCTATATAATCGCAATGGTGCGCTTGATGCACCAGGAATGGAAAGAACAGCATGGCAGCGATCCGATATAACGCAGTAATGACGGCACTCTCGCCGATCACCCACAACGGCGACACGTTTGGCAACATCGCCGAATTTAATAGCATGACAATCATTCAATCTGACGGAACCGCAGAATCTATACCGGCAATAACCGGCAATAGTATTCGCGGGCAGTTTCGGGATGAATTAGCGCGCCACCTATGCGACACATTGCAAATCACGCTTGAGGGGGATGTCTTTCATCTTCTATTCGGCGGCGGTGGCTTGTCGAAAAAGACCAGTGTGCTCAATCCTGGCACAACCTACGATCCCGAATACGACAGCTACATTCGTCGCCTGCTGCCATCACTGTCACTGCTCGGCGGCAGTTCCGGCAACTTTATCATGCCCGGCCGTTTTAATGTAGGCATGATTATTCCTATTTTGCACGAAACGCGGCACATTGTGCCGGAACAATATCACGATGCGGAATATCTACCAAGCGTCGCCGATGTCCTACAGGAAACGGAGTACACACGTAGCGACGACAGCAAGAACGGCAATTTATCAAACTATCTCTCAGATCGTGATGATCGCGTCCAGCAGATGCGTTACACAGTCCAGACGTTAGCCGCAGGCACACAATTTTATTGGCATGCTGCGCTGTCTTTTGGTGGCGCATTGGAGCACGATGCATTTTTGGCTGCATATGCGTTGTGGGCGCAGCGTGCCATCCTGGGTGGTATGGGTCGCATTGGGCATGGGCTAGTACGAGTCGAAATGCACGACCGCCCAGACCTGGAAATCGATCCACTAGATGGCATCGCGCCGCCGGTGCCAGCATCTTATACAGAGCATATGCTCGCGCACCGCGATGAGATAATTGAGGTACTGCATGGCATACCGTTCTCTGATCGTTGAGGCGGAGTTAGGGTCACCGGTTGTCGGCGATCCCACGATTCCCCTCGATGGCATTTTATTGTTTCATGTGATGGCCCGTAAATTTGGGCCACCAAGAGCTATGCGTCCCGGCGAGGCTGTCGAATATGATCCAGCTATTGTCCCGCTACAGATTGTCAATCCTGGCCGCGAATGGTTTTACGCGTGTTCGTTTGCACAGTGGTCCGAATATATCGAAAATCGTGCCTACTGGAACAAGCGATTTGATATCCAGCATAACAATGTGCTGGCCTCTGGTCGCAAAATTGACAGCAGTTCCGGCCCCTACAAATCATATCATATGCCAATATACTATCGCGCCGCGCGTTACGTGCGCTGGTACTGTGTTGGGGATATCGACGCAATTGGGCACTTATTGTCCGATTGCATTGCAATTGGTAAAAAGCGCAGCATAGGATGGGGGTATATTCATACATGGCATATTTTCCCTGCTGAGCATGATTACAGTATATTTGATAGTGATGGACAGTTGACACGGGCTATTCCATCGTCATATTATGCACAGGCCATTCGTGATTCGGGACTTGATTCCACTTTGCGCGATATTCGGTTTGGCAATCGAGGATTTCGCCCGCCTTACTGGGCGCGTGAAAATCAGACAAAAGTTGCTCTATGAACTATGCCACATTGCGCAAAACGTCATTAATATACGCCAGAATACCTCGGCTAAAACACAAGATCGAAAGCGCCCAGTCTTTGATTCAAGAGTGCTTGATTCAAAGCGACCGGCCTAATGTGTCATTTAGCACGGGCAAGGACAGTATGGTCGTACTCGATTTAGTACTAGCTATTCGGCCAGATGCAAGCGTCATGTGGCACGATGATTTGTGGGATTTGCCCGGCACGCAGGAGACACTAACGGAAACTGAGCAACGGTATACTATGCGTATCCATCGCGTGCATGAGCGGGATGGCGCACGCGAATTTATCGATGAATTCGGCTGTCGCCCGGTCGCACCCCATCGTATGCCAGTTGATTTTGAGTGTGATCATATCAGCGAAACGCTCAGGCATTATAAAATTGACGCAGAATTTTTAGGACTTCGGGCCGAAGAAAGCAGCAAGCGCACGTTTGCTGTTGCGCGCGGTGCGTTACGCTGGAATCAGACATTGAGCGTATGGCATTGCGATCCAATTTATGATTGGACGTGGCAGGATGTATGGGCCTACACATTCAGTCGTGATTTAATTGTACATCCCGCATACCAGGTGCTGATCGATGGTGGAGTTGATGTGCCGTATGCTCGCGTTGGCCCGCTCACGGCAGTGCGCGTGTATCAATATGGCACAATGGTCCACGTAAAACAACTGTATCCCGAACTATGGAACAGCTTCTGTGCGGCGAATCCCGTTGTCCAGTCATTCGCATAGCCACCCGGCCACCCATCCGGCTGGGTGCAAATCTCGCCCCTCGATTTGCACCCAGTCGCCCGGCTCGTTTTCATCCACGACTACCAATCGAGTTCCGTCCAGCACGACGCCCAAGCGCGCGTGTTCGACCCCCGGTCCTGCGCGAATGACCAACCCGCGTGCACTGGTCACTGTACACGTTCGTGTTGGCGCGATGGTCGGTACCGGTGTTCGCGGCCAGGACTCGGCAGTTGGCACCGGCAGCGCTGTATCGTGTTGCGCATCGCCAACAGGCGCATAACTCATTCCCCCGTAAATGTGAAATGGCCCGGCAGCATAACTGCACCCGGACAATGTCGCAAGTGCCACAACCAGTGCAAGTAATCGCATCAGTCGCGCACGGCTCCGACGGGCGTATCGTCTGGCAGTACAGCGATTACCGCATCGAGATTGCTTATAATAAACTTGCTCACTTGTTCCGGTGTGCGTCCGGTACGCGCCGCGATCAAGCGTACTACAAAATCGCTTGGCTCGTCCACCATCGCGCGCGCCTCTTTCCACGCCAGTCGTACCCATTTGACAGTTTTCAGGCCCAGTGTGCCTGTTGCAGCTATCCCTGCGATAGTCGGCAGGATAAATAGGCATACGTTAAATACGAGTTCTACCCACCATGCGGTGTCATTCCAGATATCCATATTATTGCTCCTGTGGTTGTAGTGCACGTAGTGCGGTATCCAGTTCCTGGACGCGATCAAGTAACGTTTGCATCTCTTTACGTATCAATTGGCGCGCGTTCTCGGCTTGCGGATCAATGCGCTCAATCAATCGCTTTTCCAGATTGTTGATGTGATCTTCTAATGCCTGGCGTAACGTTTCAAATTTCGGATCGCCTATACGCCATACTTCAGCCGGTACAGTTTTCAGATCGGTATGTGCAGCAGCCAATGCGGTATCGTGTTTTGTGGCCCACTCATGCATCGTTTGCCCGGCCTGTACAATATCATCGCGTGTCGGCAACGTGCCGATACGTTCGATAAGTTGATTGTTAATGCCGCGCGATAGTTTTAACTCAGACTTAATGCCATTTAGCGCACTGGCAAGTTCTCGCTCGCTTTCGCGTTCGTCGCGGATGCGTTGTGCTTCATGCTCACGTGCCTTCGCGATATTACCGAGCCAGGCCAGGAAGATTGGGCGAAATAGCCAGACCACCATGATAATGGTTCCTCCAACGCCGCCGGTTTCGATAAGCAGCCTGATAAGGTTTTCATCCATGTCGCGCGTCCTCCTTGTGACGCGGGACCCATGATACAATTAGATAGCCGCCTGTGTGCGTGGTCCCTTCACGCGCCGGGCGGTTGTTACTGCCATTCGGCAACATTATTAATCAGATACTGTACGCATTCGCGACGCGACTGCGCCCAGGTCGTTGTAAATCCTCCGACCCCTGCAAACATCGATGCCCGCAGCCGGTCCACGCCCCCGACTCCGAACCGGTGGATGCGGGAAGGTTCGGCGTGCAGCGTCACGGCATTTTCGCTGTGCGTGATGTTGTCCACCGGCACGCCTGTCGCGTTTGCCAGCATGTTCTTGAACGCATCGACCGTGAGATCGTCAGTTGAAAACAGCCCTTCGACAATCGCAGCGTCACCGTCCGGGCGCAAGCGGACTTGCAATGCCTGATGCGCACCGCGTGGATTATTAATCAAAATCGCTGCTAATGCCGCCTTGATTGCATTCCAATTCGCGTCAGATAAGGCCAGTCGCTCAACCCCGAAATACCCGTGCCATTGCGCCATCAGGCTACCCTCCCTATCTGCGCCAACTGCAACAGTTCAGCTTCAGACATCACGCCGGTTAGCAACGCTACGTGTGCCATATAGCCATCCCACACGTTGGTCGGAACAGTACTTCCCGCCCCAATCGTAGTGGTTGTCGCATCCAGATTGCCTGCCCAGGTGCCCAGCCCAGTCGCTGTGCTGCCTACCTGCGCCCCGTTTAAATAGCCTTTCAGTTCGCCGCCGCCGGAAGTATCCCAGGTCAAGGCCAGCATAAAGTTGCCGGTCTCCGTGATGGGATCAACGGCGATCTGGTCTACCGTCGTGCCGAATTCCTTGAATAAGATCAGCCGGTTGTTGGTGGTTGTCTTTTCGAACAAAATACGATTGTCATTGTCGGCGCGTAAGACGACCAGATCGCGGGTTGCACTATCCGTCCACACGCCGGACCCGGAAACTTTGGCAAAGCACAACAGTGTGCCTTTACTTCGATCAAATAATGTGTTTAACGCGGAGCTGTGGATGTCCACGTAGTCATTAACGCCATCGAACAAGTATGCCTTCCCCAACGCGCCGCCTGCTTGCCCCACTGTCGCGCTGGTCGTGGTGCCATCAAAATCTCCGCTAGCACTGGCGGTGGCTGCGGCATTGGTTCCGCTTAGCTCTTGCAACGGCCAGTACACGCCGCCGTATTTGTTTAGCATGGTGGTGATATAGTGCTCGACTGCATTGCCACTAACGAGCACCCCCGGTACCAGTCCAAGTCCTAATTCCAGCCCCATTTTATCCTTCCCGTGCCCAAAAATGATAGGCCGAACATTCAGCGCTGTACCCTCCGGCTCCGCCGGTCGTTCGGCACATCGGCGTGAACCAGTGCGTTCCAGAAGCCAGCGAAGTAATAAGCAAATGTAGCGGGTTGCCTACCCCAGTGTAGCCCGTGCCGTCTATGTCAATCAGATAATCAGTCACTACCGTCTGGTACCCTTCAAAAATGCCGTCAAACCAGATTTCTACTGCCCCGCCATACGTTTGCAATGATGCGCTTGCCCCAGCCGTAATCGGTATCGCTGTTGTGGCCGTGAAAACGATCGGGCTGCCAAATGCAGTCGGTTCATTAAACACCGGCGGGGCTTTCAGGTGCTCAAAATTATCACGAAAGTACGTGTTAAAATCCGTTGCGCCCATTACAATGCCGTTGACAAACGATGTGGGAGTTGTCCAGGGAGTTGTCATAATCCTAACCTCGTTGTTGTACCTAATACGCCGTAGGTGGCGTCACCTAACAGCCAATAGGTTGTGTCATCGATACGTTTCACCCGCCATTTTAGTTCTGTCGTTGTGCCGCCATTCAGTACCCGCAAATTGAATCCGCGTACAATGAATTTTTGGTCAATGGCCGTTTGACTTTCTACAATGCGCACAGTTTGGCCAATCTCTACCGTCAGTGGTACAGTACCGCCAATCGCTTCTGTTGCATCTCGTATGTGAATTTCACGTGGTCGATATGCTGGGTCTTTGTATCGTCCCACCAGGTAATACGCAATTTGCTCTGCAAAATTCTCCCCTGACGGCAGCGGAATCATATACGGTAGCGCTCGTAGTTGGTATTCGCCAATGCTGGTCGCGTCTTCCCGCACAATTTGCTGCTGGTTGTAGCCGATTAACGCTGTACCGCGCACCTCAAAATCGATCACATAGAGTGTTCCCAGCGCGGTATTGCTAAACGAGCATTCCACACCCGATCCAGTAACCACAATAGACAACCCAAGTACAGTCCCATCCGAATAATCGTATCCACTCCCGTCACGCCGGTCGTTGACTGTATAATCCGTCCCGGCGCGCGGCGTAATAACGTCGCTTGCGCCGACTACATTCCCGGTCGTGCTTTCCACAAACGGCAGTCGAATAATACGTACGCCTGCGTCAAGCGCGTCCCCACCCCCCGAATTAGGGAGTGACACGCTGCGATTCCAGCGCGTGCCGAATGTGGTACCCGGTATCGCCAGGACATTTCCCGCAGAAGCAATAATCTGGTCAGTTTCCGTCGTGCGTGGATTAAACGAGACAACCGACCGGTTAAAAATATATGATCCAATGTCACCGGACATTCCCGTAATTTGATTATCATCTACGTCCAACGTCACCGTTTCGGCAGGGAGTTCAAACTCGCGATCTTTGTCCCACGTGACGATGCTGCCATCATGTGCAACCCAGGCATAGCCAAATTCGCTCTCCACCACGTCCTGAATGGCTCGCAAAGCGTTTGTGCGATCCTCGTGCCACGTATCGGCGGCATAATCAAAAGTACGTTTCCCGCTCTCGTAATCTGTTAGCCCGCTGGGGCCATCCGTTCCGCCGGACAATGTTGCCCCGCTTACAGTGCAATTACTGGCATTTTCGGACAACACAATACTATTGCCTAGCGTTCCACGGGCCAATGCAGTGACGGTTACAGTTCCGCTGGAATTTGATGCGCTCACACTACGTGATTTCAGTGTGCCGGTGGGGTACAGCGTCGTGCCCAGTCCCGCGTCAGGATCATCATTAATGGCTGCGGCCAGATTGCGTCCGCATTCGTCGGCATCTGTGCCGATGAGCACATCATAGGATGCATTTATTGTACTACGCATCGTGTAGGTATCATCGCCAACAGTGATGGTGTCCCCATCGGTAGGCACGTCGCTGAAAGTAATTGTTCCGGTAGCTCGATCTGTGCTAAAAACTTCAGCTCCAATAAGATTAAGCAAATTTTCCATCGTGACATTAGTTTGCATAGGCAGCGAGAGCGGCGCGCGTGAATATACGCCAAAAATATCCTCGCACAATACAGTTGTCCGTCGTGTACCATATTCAGCCCCCGCCGCTGGCTCTATGGCTACAGTCCATCCTCGCCAGATGGTCTGAGGAGGTCCGTCATCAACGGACATCTGTACCCGAACAGGCGCATTAATCCATTGCTTTCCATTATACGGACTGCTGGCATTGTCTGGGGAAAAGCGTTGATCCGTATTATCCAATGTCAGGATCATACGTCCAATGTCAGCGATATGCGCCAGTGGATCGGTAAATCCGCTGTCTATTTGCGCCTCAATGACATAAGGTGTTATATCGTCGTGTGGAGACGAGTATTTAAGTGAAAAATAATCAAATTCAAGCGCTGCATCGTTATCGTTGGTCAGGATCGCGACCTCAAATAATGTGCTAGCCCAGGTCACGTCGAGTGTCGTAAACATCAACTGTACACGCGACATTCCCGTATGGGCATAAAATGTTTCCGAATATGCATCATCATATGATGCGGCATTGCGCACAAAAATTGTAAACTCTTTTGCCGTTGATGATGTATTTTCCCAGGCAAATGCTATAAAAATTTGCGTTCCCGGCTCAACCGCAAAACCCGGCGTTTGATAAAATGTAGCTGCATCTGTCCCATTTCGATAGACTTGCAGCTTGCCCCCGCTGACACTATGCACAATGTCGCCAAAAAACGACCAGCCAGTTTCGCCTGAGCTAAAGTCTTCGTTATCTAGCTGCTCGTCTGTTTTCCAGACAAATCCATCATCGTCCCAGTCCCATTGGACACTAAAATCAACATCAGCCATTAGGTACCCCTCGTACATTTTCGCGCCGGTCTACATCGCGCACGACAGATGCAATTTGTCGCCCATCTAACAATACCGGCACTTCGATCCGCGTTGATTGTCCGTGTTGCCCGGCAACCGCCAGCGGCGGCAAAGCGGGTTGATTATTGCGTTTTATATTATTCAGCATTTGTTCACTCAGCACAAATTCGTTCGGGTGCAGCACAGCTAGAAACGGTTGGTTCCCCGCTCCTGTCCACCCGCCTTCCTGAAATTCTGGCAAATTGCGAACCGTTCCTTCCGAACGATTAACTGACATAGTAATCAACACTTCGACAGCTTCTAAACGCTTTAAGGTAGCCTCAACTTCGCTAATTTCTTTATCGGCATCTTCACGAAATGTTGCAAATGCTTCGCTGCCTCCGCCTTGTATGTTGCCCCACGTTTCCATCGCCGTGTCGGTCATGCGTTTTGTTTGGTCATCAAATGCATTTGCCATAAGTTCGCTATCGGTGATTACGCCCTGAAATGTATTAGCCTCTTCATCCTCCCCACGTCCCAACAAAGATGTAATGCCACCGCTGACGTTTTCCCAGGCCTGTGCGCCTTCTTCACTGCCCAACACGTCGATCATCCGCATCTGATCTTCAGTGCTCATTCGTCCCGCCAGCCATTCAATGCCCGCGGTCTCCATTTGTCCCAGGTGCTGCACCTCATTGACATACTCGGATAGCGATAATCGCCCTTCGGCAAGCGCTTGTGCAATGACGTCCATACGGCGGTTAAAGATTTCATTGGCGGCGTTTGTGGTGCCCAGTTCCAGCCCCAATGCTTGTTGCGCTTCCGCCATTTGTTCCGTTTCCAGCGACGCATTACGCATCCCTTCTACCGCCCGATTATACAGATCGGCGTTAAAAGGCGATGCGCCTTCAACCCCCATCTTCTGTGCCACGCTCGTAATATGCTCCAGGCTGCCTGCCCATTCCTGCGTGGCCCCTGTTGCGCGACGAATAGCTCCCGCCAATTCCTGAGCACCAGCAGCCATTGGGCTAAACATCATATCTTTAAAAATACCCGCGCCTTGTCCTATATAGTCACCTACAGTGTCTATCGTGCGCTGGACTCTAACATGACGTCGTATGCCTGCGGTACGGCGCATTCCGGCTTGAAATTCCGCCTCTTGTTGTGCTTGTTTTCGAGCATAAACATCCTCGCGGGAATACCCTAAACGTTGGTAAGTGGACCAGATATCACTTTGTTCTGCAAGAGCTTGTGCGCCTCTCCCTTGCATTTCTGGCGGAACAACGCCAAATTGATATTGAGGACCTGGGCGACGTACCATCGTACGTGAAAATGGATCCGCAAGCATACGTGTTCGACGTGCGATAGTTGCTGCGTTCATGTATTCAGCTAATGTTTCAGGTCTACGTACCGGGTCGGAGCGATACGGTGTAATACCTCCTGCGACAAACGCATTTCGGGAATCTACACCCAGCGCACTGGCTATCATAAAAGGTGCGCCCAGCGCATATGTATTGGCATGTTCTAAAAAACTAGCATCTTTTGCAGCATCTCTGTCTGTGCCTGTTACTTCATACGCAACTCGCAAAACCGTTTCTGTTGTGCCCAGCTCATTTAATAATGTGCCTAACTGATCTGCTGCCTCAATCGCCTCATCCAGTGCGGCAGTCACATTCTCGCCGACATCATCCTTGAACTCACGAAAACGTGCCCCTGCACGTTGTTGCGCTGCCCCAATCTCCATCGTTTCATCGCTCACGCGGCTCGCTTGTGTTTCAAGCGCTTCCATGACAGCGGTCTGGAATGCCACTTCGCTACTAAGTTCCGGCATTTCATTTTTGAGTTCAGCTATTCGATCTCGGACGTCGCCTGCTGAAATGCCCAACTGGTCGAGACGCATAAAAGACATATTCGACAACGTGAGCTGAATTTGCTCAATGGCTTCACTGGTGCTGCCCAGCATGGGGTTTACTGCTCCCACGCGGGTAATGGTATCTACAAATTCCGCCATTTCGTCAGCTGTGTCTGCCAGTCCGAACTGCTGTAATCGGGCAGCAATGGCTGCGGCTTCGCTGTCAGTGGTGGTCTGCCGAGTTGCACGTTGGACAGCTTCCAATTTCGCCAGATATTCGTCAGTTGTGCTCGTTAACGATCTAAGCGCTGCTTTATTACGCAGTGATGTCTGTCCGAGCTGCGAAAAGTCACTTACAGTGCGAAACACGCCCGTAAATGTCTGCTGGATTGTCATCCCCGCCAGCCCTATGTCACGAATATCTTGCACAACGCCGCGTAACCCCCGCGTGCTGCTTCGTGCGAAACTATCCGTCGCGTTACCGGCGTCCCGCATGCGCTGTCCATACCGGTTCAGCGGTTGTGTAAATTCGTCTTCTACCCGAAGACGGACACGTTTTACTTTATCAGCCACTATAATCCCAATCGCAACAATTCCAGCAAAAGCCGGGCTGTTACTGTTTCAGCATATACTTTCCCATCAGTATGCTGGTGCGCGCGCTCAATTGCCTCGCTCACCGCATCTTCGTAAGTTAACTGCCATGTGAGCCAGTCATTTTGTTCAGCGCGGGATAACGTATTAAAAAACGCAACACTCCATCCCTGTTTATGACATGTTCGCATGACCAGGTGTTTCAGAGGACTGAAAGGATCGCTCTTTAATCGCGACTTCTCCCCTTCCTGTCACATGGCGCACACAAGCGCTTAACGCCTTCATGGTCGCTGCGTTAAGTCGTTTACGGACATTCTCGACTTGTTCATCCGTCGTATCGCCCGGAATATCCGTATCCCACCAGGCCACAATTCGCCGGTGTTCCAACAGTGCAAGCCATTCTGCCATCTTTGCCACATATCCCGGATCGTTTGGTTTTTCGCGAAATTCCGGTTTGCCATTCACCTTAGCCCATTCGCCGGGCGGTTGAGGCTGTGGGGGCATATCGCGTTCGATCTGCCAGATGTCGGCTAACGTCGGAATGCGAAAGCGGAACTTTTTCTCGCTCCCATCCGGCAATTCCACCGTGATAATTTCGGCAGTAGCCTCATGCATTAGCTCATCAAATGTCGTTATATTATCCATATGCGCTCCATTCATTCGCATGATAACTCAAGCTAAACTTGAACGTATCTCCTTCACGTCCTGCCAAAGCCATCATGTCAATACGGCCACTATACAAAACATAGCCTGCCGTGCCGTTAATCGAGGATTGACGCAGCTCCATATGCACCGCCGTTGCCGTGCCTTCCATTGCGCGAATTACCTCATTATCCATAGTGTACAGGGTACCGAGCGTAATATCTGCACGCTGGCCGGTCTGGACATTATGCCACACACCGTCCAATGTAGCGTAATTCTCCCATCCTCGCATAAATGTGCCTTGCACATACTCCGCATAAGCAGGGATGGCGCTGGCAGTAGCGGTGCCGGTCCACAGATAAATCGCGCCTTCCGGCCAGACAAACGTTTCAGCCATTAGGCAATTCGTCCCGACCCAGTCACGCCATTCATCGCCAGAGCACGGCAAGTCATACTTATTTCATTGCCCTCTTGGTTTTCGGTAAATTGCATCGACTGAATCGGCAATCCCATGAACTGGTAGTAATGCCCGGTGACGCTGTCATCTTCCGGCACAGATTGCTTAAACTCCGCGTGCAGCATAGGAACTGACGCGCCAGAACCACTGGCAGCAGACGGAATATTGGCGGTAGCTGCCGCCTGAAAACTAAACGTCAATTCGATTTCTGGATGTCCCACCACTTTATGGTGGTGCGCGCGTCCGCGATCGCGGACGGTTATTAAATCATACGCAGATGTCCAGGAAAACGATTGGACAAACCCTAGCAGAGCGGTCGTTGCACCGCTGGCTGTCGCCCAGGCGCTTCCTGATCCCGACGCTTGCACAACATAAAAGTTGCCTTCCATCATTACTCGTACTTCATTTGACATTGTTACATCCTTTCTACATATTGATACATTATGTTAATGCCCCGTTGTTCGAAATCCGGGTTTTGGATCATCGGTTCCGGCGCACGATAATGATTTAGCAATACAATACGATACGCCGTATCTGTCGGAGTATCTGCATCAGTATAAAAGTCTTTGATAATAATTGCACTATTTGTTGTGTTCCAGTAGGTTGCGGTAATGGCGTCAATCATCTGGTTCAATTGTCCGCGCCATCCTGAATTATTTTCGCGCGTCACATACGCTGTGACTTGCATTAAGCCTACCTTAAATCCGCCATGCTTCCCCTCGCCTACATTACGTCCTTGCACAGCATCGTCTTCGGTATCCCCCAGAAAATGCACCGCGTAACAGGGAGCTTCGAGTGGTTGCTCAGGACTGTCATATAACAATAATGCATTGGCAGCGAGCGGGGCAGCATTGGTTGCCAGCCCTTTTGCCAGCCACGCTACCAGACTGGCTTCTACATTGTAAATGCCCGTTGCGTGACTCATATGTACATGTCCACCAAATTATCAACCAGCCGATTTAGCTCGTCTTGCGCTTGCTCTGCAAGGTTGTCGATAAATCCAGCAGGCGCTTGGGGACTCCGCCCTTTTTCTAATTCGCCCACATATTCCACATTCGATCCCTGGGTAATTTCAAACTGTTCTGGCTCCTCTTTGTAAAATGCATCAAGTCGTGACGCGCCTTTTGCCCCGCGACGCAAGTTCCCTATAGTCCAGTGCCCCCAACTTGCACGTGCGCGTCCGGTGTCTACAGGCATTTCAATTTTTACCTGCCGCTCCAACCAAAAAGATACCGTGCGTACTACTCGCCATACTTCCCGGCGCAGAATACGATTTGTACGTCGCATCTCGACAGATGCTCTGTCCAAACGATGATCAACTACCAGCTTCATCAAGCGCTACCTTTGTCAATGTGACAGTAAAATCTTGCACTACATTCAACTCACGATGCATCGCTCGATTTAAAATAGGCCAACATGTTTGGATAGTTTCCCAATTATGGCTTTCTAGCCCCAGCCTGGACTTGGCGCGCATTAATCCATCGCTGTGTGGGGTATACACAACTGCTTGCATATTCACATCCCACGCCTGTCCCATCCGAATTACATAATCATCCGATGGATTGAAATAGTTAAACGTAACTAAATTCAAATAGCGACTATGCTGGGGTTCGCCAATTGCTCCATGCGACCATCCCCAGGGCGCAGCCACGTATACACGTCCACCTGGCTTCATGATGCGCCACAATTCGCCAAACCAGGCGTACCATCCATCACCATAGACCGGATGACACGGAATAAGCTGTCCAAACGTCCGTATAAACTCTTGTATATCCGGCGAAAACCGAGCTAACGTGTATGGTCCCCAATCCGCGCCGTTCCATACGATGTAATGCGGGATATGCTCCACAATGTGCGATGCAATCGCGATATCGTATGTTTCAGATGGCAGTGCCCAGGGGTATGTAAACAAATCAATCGTATGATCCACCCCCGGCGCAGCATTGATATCCACATTATCCCATAGCGTATTAAAGTAGATATCGTCTGGTATGCCATTGTGCTGAGGCAATTTTTCTGCACGCGGCAGCACTTTTGTGCCACATCCCAGATTTATCCCACGAAATTTAGTTTCCATCAGACACCCACTGAAGTATAACGTCTGCTCGTGCATCCCATGTGTGTGGTGTAGCCCACTTTTGCCCTGCGGCTGCTATGCGGGCAGCTTTATCCGGATGTGCCAGCACCCATTCAATACATTCCTGGATATGGTCATAATCCAATTTGCCATGTTTTGTTTGATACACCAGGCAATTTTCGCCATCCTTAAGTCCCAGCTTGTCGTTGTCCGGTGTCTCATCCATCAACAGCAAACATCCCATTGCGGCAGTTTCAAACACTCGCTGCGCCAGATCACCGCTGTATGACGCTATCAACGATATTTTGGCATTTCGATAAGCCGCTGCATATTCTGGATATACAGCCCGGCCATAATTAATCGTTATGTCTGGTAGACGTTCCCGTATTGCGTACAATAATTCAGCGCGTCGTGGATACAAAAAAGCCATCATCGCTGCATCCACTTTGCGCTCCGCCCAGGGGGGGCCTCCGGCAAACCACTGGCTATCATACGCACACGGCAGCCATGTGACATTTTCTTCATCCATCCGCATCGCCCAAGAATGCGCCAAAAACAAATGATCCACGATACAGTGATCATATCGACGCACGTGATTATCCACTCCATACACAATATGTGGACAATCCCCCCATCGTTTTTCGGGCGGGTCCCAAACCCAATTGCCATCCATCAAAATTACAAGGTCAGGCCGCCATTTTTTGGGCGGCGGATTGGGTGTCCACACGTACTCGTGTGGTACAGTTATGTCCCATAATCGCGTGCCCATGCCGGGTCCTATACTGCACACATGATGTCCCGACCGCTGAAACGCATCTGCCATATAACGCCCGCTAGATACTGCCCAATGTTGAGCGGCAATCAATATATTCATGCCCAAAATCGCTCCTTAACAAAATGTGTGTCCGGTTCGATGACGCCAGTATCGACCCAGCGCGTTTTGAAAACCTGTGCATTCGCCATTATCTGTGAGTTTCCGCCGGTGCTGCCCACCTGGTGCCACATTCGAATGCCCGGCAAATGCCATACATCAAATCCAGATACCTGTGCGCGTACACACAAATCGACATCTTCAAAATAACCACGCCCATACACCGTATCAAATCCTTGTAGCGCTTGCCAGACTTCGATCCGGATTGCCAGTGCTGCTCCGGTCACCCATCCCACACGACGTGGGGTGTTAATAGGCTCCCAATCCGGATTTTGTGCGCCCAGCGCCACATGATACGGTTGCCCTTTGCTATCAAACGCGCCGCCCACCGACTGTACTCGCCCGTTAGGAAACAACAACGTAGGTCCCGCTATCGCCATTTTAGGCAAAATCGCAAACCATTCACGTAATCGCGTGTCCCATCCCGGCTGTGTAATCGTCACGTCTTGATTGAGAAACAACAAAATATCTCCGGTTGCACGTGCGGCTCCTGCATTACAGTTGCCAGGGAAGCCCAGGTTTTTTGTGTTGCGTTGGCATGCGGGTCCAATCAACGATGGCAAATTAATGTCAGGGCTGGCATCGTCTTGCACCAATGCCTCTGTATAACGCTGGTCAGTGGTTCGCATGACTGACGCAATACAACGCATCACAGTATCAAGCTGGTTGTACGCGGGAATAATGACACTTAGTCTCATATCCTGGCATCCATATCTGTTCCGCGTTTAGCAAGAACTTGCTCCAACATATTCTGCACCGCAGTACCGGCACGTGTCCAATCGCGTTCGTGACGTGCCCAATGCATTCCTCGTTCGCCACGCACCTGGCGTTCGACAGGTTGTTCGTAAGCTTCGCGCAGCGCAGCAATGAGCTTAGTCAAATCAGGCCATTTATCCACCGCACCGCCCCATGTCCCATAATTGTGTGCATGAGGAGCCAATGCAGGAACCAGCCACCCACGTGTATTGTCACCAATGATCTCACGACCAGAACAATAATCGATAGCGACGCTTGGACATCCTGTTGCCATTGCTTCGCCGTGCGGTAAGCCGTAGCCCTCGCGGTGCGCAATTACCATGTGTAGGTCGAGCAGATTGTACCGATCATTAAGTAATTGCACGCCTGCTTTAATCGCATCTGCACGAAACTTGATACGTGATGCATCAAGCCGACAGGGTTTGGCTAACATGTTGATCACATCCCATCCCATCGGGCTGGTCGCGTCACAATCGAGATACAATATTGCTTCAGGAATATCACGATATGCCTCAGCAAATGCAGCGATCATCGAAGGGAAGTCTTTCCGTCCCTGGTTCATTGCCATGACGCCTACCACAAAGGCATTTGACGCAATTCCCATTTTCTGTCGTAACTCAATGCGGTGCCCATCCGCCAGACGAGTAAACTCGCCGGTATCTACTCCCGGTGGACACAACATAGCTCGCACACCGGCCTGCCGAAGTGCTTCTACCCCAAATTCAGAGATTGTCATCATTCCATCAAACTGGCTGGCAATATCAAGCCAATGATGCGCTATCGGGACGCCATCGATAGGCGTAATCGCAATATGCCCCGTCACACTCCAATCAATTGGCGCAGCACGTAGCATTTCGTGATAGGGAAAATCCTGCACGCTAATGATTACGTCTGGCTTCATTGCCCCCGCGACCTGGGCGATAACTTGCGCGTATCCCATTGCCCCTTGTCCCTGATCACGACCATTGAGCGCGCACACATGGAAAGGCATAGGTGCTGGCGGCAAAGGCAATATACCATCCCACTGCACACAAGCCCCCATGAGATGGTATTGGTTTAAGTTGGAAAGGTGCTGCGCCACATGGCGCACAATACGCCCGAACCCGGTGGGCAGAAAATCACCGTACAGCAAAATACGTCGCGGCTGGCTATTTGTCATCATTAGTCCCTAAATACAGCGGCTTTTGTTTCAGTGCTTCAATCGCGTAGCCAGTTGCCTGCTGTCCTAGTGCTATACCGGTCGGATTGCCTTTTTCAAAGGCTTCAGGTCCTACATGTATTCCCGATGGGATATTTTGTAGTGCGTATCGATATGCTCTCCACGCTTCTTTTGAGATCACTCTCGTCTCTTTCTACTGGCGCAGTTCTGCGTCCCAGGTTTGTATGATTTTTTGTTGTGTTTGCGTCGCTTCCATTTCGCTTACTGCATCACGAGTTGTGTCAGCAAAGATCATGATCAATGCACACAGTAGTATAGCAGCCAGCAAAGCAAAAAATATGCGATTCATCCTGTTACATCTCCTCGGCGCATCAGCGCACGATACCACGTTGTGCCACCTTGTGTGATCGGTGTGGAGTCACTTTCAACGCGGTACGTTGTGCCTCGCCAGATCAGTTCATCCTGTCGATCCATTTCGTGTGGCAGAGAGACTACAATATCTCCTGCCAATACCTGCCCGCCAAATATCGAATATTCGCGAAATCGTGATTCGCCCATACGCGGCGCGGCAATCAATCCGGTAATCGTTTGCTCACGATAATAACGTGTGGTACCACCGCCCCCATAGTACGCGCTACTGGTGCCGGTACTGGCACTAACGTACTGTCGCCACGTCACCGCTTGCCCGTGCTCACCGGCGATGCGATCAAACTGTGCGCCCACACGCGCGCGCTGAGGTCCCCGATAGGTTACCATAAGTCATCCTGCCCGGTAGCCCACGATTCGAACCCGCCCGGGTCTTCTTCTCCTTCGACCAGCTCACGTCGCAAATCTTCGTACAATCGCTCAAGCGCCGCGACTGCGCGTGTATCATCGTATTCGCTCCCATCCGGCGCAGCCCATTTTGCTCGTTTAAGTGCATCAAACCGCAACCATCCGACTGCTTCCAACGCAGCTCCGGCCACACTGCCCCCCACGGCAGTAAAATGGCCAATTTCGTCCTCGCTGAACACCGACTGCACACCAACCACACGATAAGCCGTATTAGCTGTAATGACACCCGAAAACGTGACAATCCCAGAATTGTCAAAAGTTGCGCCTGTAGCTGTCCAGACTCCGTTATTATCGAGCACAAAAGCAGTTGCACTGATGAGATTAGTCACAGGATACGCGCCCTGCTGTACAGGATACGCGCTGCGTTTGCCATCCCCAACAAATTCCCAGTCAATGCGTTGCGGGGCATCCTGAATACGACCCCGTACCTGCTGCGCAGTGGTTAGCGTACTCACAATAACTTACTCCTCGTCCGTATCGTCGGAGTCCTCCTCCGAGGTGGTCTCCTCAGCAGGGTCCTCCTGTTCTTCGTCCTTAGCTTTTCGTGACCGGCGCTTACGCTTGGGCGGTGCCGGTTCCGGCTCTTCATCTTCATCTTCACGATCCAACGTTTCCAATACAGGCTTTAGCATCTCTGCTAGTGTGTCAAATTTTTGTGCCAGAGCTTTAAATTCTTCGCTCAGGCTGTCAACCTCACTGGCCACTGTATCTACGTGATCCGCCTGTTCGTATTCCAGGCGCATGGCTTCGATAGCAGGCATCATGGCCTGTCCACGCGTCTGATACCAATGTTCTGGACTCTCATTGGCATTTAAATGGCACTGGTTGTAGTAATACGCAAACACCGGATAACGACGCGCAATTGTGTTTAAGGTCACGACACGTGATTTGCCCGCTTCTGCATCAATCTGCTGGCTCAACTGCTCGAGAAAAGCGAGATTTTGTTTGACGTCCATTGTTCATCCTTTCTATCAGGGGGCGGACATAACCCCGCCCCCGATTATATTAGCTTAGCTTACGGTCGGGCGTGTTGACGAGTCGCTGAAGAACATAAAGCGATCATCTTTGATCCCCAGCCCGAACCATACTCGCGGATAAAACCAGAAGGTATCCGTACCCTCGTCAAATACCGGACCACGTACCTCTGCATTTGCCACACGCTGGAACACTACAGGATTACGTGAATTGTCAATCAAGCCCCATTCGTAGTTGCTTCCAAAATACGGACTCGACACAATTGTATCCACAATGCCAAAAAACGGATTGAGTTCCCCCAACCCATCCACCTCGGCGGTCGTTGCGCCATGCGTGCGCACCAGGGTACGCGACTGCAACAAACGCTTGGCATAATGCAGCGCTTTGGGCGCACAGTACATGATGTTTGGCCGAACACCTAGATACACACCATTTTTGCCCTTCATGGTCATCAGCACATTCAGCGCTGTTTCCAGATTTTCAGCATTCATGGTCAGTGTTTGCTGGTTGTTGCCTTCGTCATTGTCAGCGGTTGTCCGAGTAAAATTCCCTGTCGTCGTCAGCAATACCGCCATCTGGTACTCTTCGGTCAGCGCCAGCGAAATACCTGCTTGTTGAGCCAGATCGCGTACTTTTCCGATCTGGTCAAACCGGCGCATTTCTTCGGTGACCGGGAACTTGAAGCCACGTTTGTAGTTGACGATAATTGTCCCATCGTCTAGATCGATAGCAGCTTCAGGATACTCTGCTCCTTCGTGGACAATTGGCGCTACGCCCATCCCGGCGTCGCGAAGGTATTCTTCCTGCTGCTTATTGCTGGGCATTTCCCTGCCTGCAATCTGTCGCCACACCAGCGGAATACCAGCATAGCTCGACATCGCATCAAAGTTAATGCCCATACGCAGCATATCGGGAAAGTTGGACGTATAGGCCCGTCCACGTGCTGCATCTGCTTCCATAAATGGATTGGCAAATGGATTGGCAGTTGCTTCGTTGATGGTGATGCGCCCGTGCATATCCAATGGATAGCCAGTCCAGGTTGGGTCCTCTTCTACCAACGGTTGCCCATGCGTAGGCAACACGCGTTCGGTGTACGTACCCTCGTCGGCATCCTCTACCTTAATTACAGTAGTTGGTGTGCGAGGATCGTTGCGCGAACTCAGGAGTCGATTCATATCAATTTGTTCGTAGTCCATCATGCTCTCCTTAGTAATAGTCCGCGTTGCGGTCGTAGATGTAGATGTCGAGCTGGCCGGTTCCGGCAGGGCCAGAGTTTTCCCAGCCCACCACCTGAGCCACACCCTTTACCGGTGCAGCGGCGGTTGCGCCGGATACCGTGACAGGCGTCGCCGTGTTCCAGACTGCACCCAGTCCGGTCGCGCCACTTGCCGCGTTGACACCGGAACCGGTCATATCTGGATAGGCCAGCACGCCCAGATTGGGCTGGCCGGAAAAATTAGCGCTAACACGCATCGTCACCCCACCACGAACAACCAGTAATGCGGTGTTGACAATGCTCCGCCCCGCCCAATCACGTGCTGGGTTGCGCTCTAGCGCCACCCCAATACCGCTGGCCTTCCAATATGCCACACCGTCATGTACGGCAATTGCATATTGGCCGGACCGCGCGAGGTAATCGCCGGGATTAACTTCCAGGGCCGTGCCTGAAGCATCTACTTCAATGTACGGCTCCATGTGATGAGTCGGGATGCCATGCGTGACATCCGGTGCGCTTACTGCCATTATTTTTTACCTTTCGCCGCTCTACGGCGTTGGACAGCTTCATAGAATGCGTATGGAGTCGGATAGTCTTCCGGTCGAATGGGTCCCGAAGGTTCCCGCAATGCAACCGGCTCTTGCCGCTCCCGAAGCGGAGCACCGTGTACCGGTACTCGTCGCACGCTAGCCGCTCTGAGCTTGTCTTTTTCTGCTTGAATTATCGACAACCACTCAGATGGATCGGCTTGTTCCAACTGCTGTCTCAATAGCTTCTCATGTTCTGCTGTAAAATTCGCTGCGCGTAAGGCTTGCTCCAAAACAATCAATTGCGTTTGCCGGGCATAATCTGCGCGCACATCCGCCAATTGTTGTGTCAAAGTCTCGACCTGTACACGTGCATCCGCTAATGCTGCTTGTGCAGCATCCCGTTCTTCAGTCAAGGCGCGTACCTGCTCAGTTTGACGTGCGCGTTTCATCTGTTTGCGCAGTGTCTCAATATAATCAGGTCGGGCCTCAACAAATTCATCATATGTAAGAGTCTGCAATAAATCATGCACCAATGATGTGTCGTTCCCCATAACCAGACGCTCAAATCCACCTCCGGCAGCAGGCGTATCAACATCATCCGCACTATTGGCAACCTCAATACTTTCAACAATAATGCCTTCTTTGCCATCCGCTGTGCCTTTTTTGGCCTTGCCCAGCGCGTTAATGCTGACGCCGATCACTGGTTTTGGTGTGCCTACAGACTGCTCAATCAAAGGCCAAACAGCGTCACCGGCCTTCCCAAACACCTCACGTGTAGCTCGTAGCTCACCAGCCTGTCCTACATGCACACCGGTGTATCGACCGGTGATGTCCAACACACTACGGCTTTCCCCGCGCTTGAGCTGCTCCCGCGTAGGGTGATTGGCGTAGGCTTTGACCCCCTCGAACAGGGACGCAGCCTGGGCCAGCACATTACGACTATAATATCGCCCATTGGCTGACCAGCCAGGACGGATCAATACAACGTCTACCGTGCGTGCCTCAGCGTTTAGCGTGTTTTCGAGTAACTCTATCCTTTCTGCTAGTATGTGCGTTGTCATATGTTATCCTTTACGGCTATGCCGCCGTTTTGTTTAATCCATGCGCGTCACTCGCGCGCTGTCCCGCCAATCCACCATCAAATGCTATTCCGTTTCGCGCTGCCCAGTCGGCATATATTTCGCGCGGACGAGTCAATTGAGGATCGAGCAAATCCGCATACCGCAGCCAGGGCGCAGATGTGCATCGACACCCTGGATGACTGCCCGATGGAGGCAGCAACTGCGAACTGCCAAATTCAAATGTGTTGCCATCCAGTCCGCCGCAAATAGAACAGGTACGCTCATCCAATGTAGCCACCCACTCCCACCCGCGTAATACATCTGCATTATCTTCATAAATCGACAGCGTACCTAAATTGGATGCACGGATAATCTCCGTTCGTGTAATCAATAAACACCGATACATGGATTGCTTGAAGTTCTTTGTCTGCCCCGGCTTGACGCCCAGTTCCCGCGCCAACCGTTGTCGAATCTGGTCCATGCCCTCGCCCTGAATCAAGCCCTGGATCATGCTGCGCTTGACCCCATCGACCAGCGCCTCACGCTTAAGACTCAGCCAACCGTCAGTGCCGATATAAGGAGATACAACAGCGGCGCGTATCGCCTCCGCAGGCAGCAGCACATTCTTGCTGGCGTTCCAATCCTGCGCAGTCACGTTGTCCAACAGCCACGCCCGGCCATAATAGCCCATCTGCCATCCGGCAGGCAGCGCGTCATTCAGGCGATTGCTTTGTGATTGGAAAAGAGCGTCCAGGATAGCGTCAATCTCGCGCTCAATCTGCGCCAACTCACGCGCCGACCATCCCATCTTGCTTTCGTCGCGTTCATAGGCTACCCGCTCAACGATTTCCTTGTATGCCTTGACAAATTCGTCTCGCAGCCAGCGCAATTCTGCGTCTTCAAAGCCATAAATCTTGCGCCGGACCCACCACTCCGCATAGCGCAACGCCTCACTATCATTACGCAGCTCGCGCGCAATGCCTGCGTTACTGCCATCAATCCAGGGTTTACTCGCCATCAGTGTCTTGCTCGTCCTGCTGATTCGTATTCGGGATATTGAAATCACGCCCCTGCTCATACGCATCTCGCCGCGCCACTTCCTCGCGCTCGATACGTTTTTCTTCTTCATGATGATCAAGGCCCGCACGCTCGCGTGCCGTTTCAATGCTCATCACACGACGGTCAATTAACGTGCCCAGCGCTTCGGCGAGCGTCTTAGGATCATCACTCTGCAATTCATAGTATCCGACAGCAAACGCATCCACTGCTGCCATTGGCTCACTATCAGGTACTACGTCTCCATCCACATCTTCGACCGGCACTATTTCCGGCAGCTCGCCTGCGTCCACTGCGGCCTGGATCACGCGACGATAGATAGGCGTCCACACCTGCTCGGCCATTAACTGCTGCCCGTCGGTGAACTTCCATAACGCTGGAAGCTGCTGGGCAGTCGCGCTGGCAAGGTTGGCGTTTTCCCCATCGCTCAGCATGTATTCCGGAATGCCCACACCGACCGCGCTCATCATTTTAATCTGCCGACCATCTTCGCTGGCATCATTAGCATTGATGCTATTCGTTACTGCATCGACGTCAACGCTGTCCGGCACAACAGCTACACTTCCTGGTGTTGGCGGCTTGCGCCATGCCGCACGGACTTTCGCCAATATTCCCGGTGCAGTTTGCGCCACTTTAACGACCCATAACAATGCTGATCGCCATTTGTTTTGGCGAGCGCGATCCACCAGCCACTCGTTATAAGCACGCAACCAGGGCAGGATGACAAACAAATCAGGACGTCCGCGTAATTCGTAGCTGTGATTATTGATCGCAATATGGATCACATCATCGCTAGGCACTCGTTCCTGTATCAGCTCTCCGTTTTGCACGTATTCCAGTATCCAATAGCGTACTCGACGCATAAATCCTGGTTCCGTTTCCGCCCCGCGCACATACCAGGGAGGGATAGGAGCAATAACCACCTCTCCACCATCACTAAATATACGTACAAATAACTCGCCATCTACCTGTACATCTTGGATAAATGATCGATCATATCCGTGGATATAATTCTCTTTATTCGCGCGAAAACGATCAATAACGTCCTGTACATCCCGATTCTTTGCACTAACTGTATGTCCTTTGCCCACCACAAACCGTCGTGTTAAGTCTACCGCTTGTTTGGCAATCGGGTTGCGATGATAAGCAGCATGGCAGTTGGTCAGCACTTCTTTGCGCGTATCCCAGTCCCACTCTTCGAGCGGATCATCGATAGGCATCCACACCCGCCCATCATATCGCTGCGATCTACGCCCATCAAATTGAAAGCGATACGTGCTCAATGTCTGATCGCTATAACTCTGCGTACCTTCCAGATGCGCCAAAACTGCTTGTGGCTCACGACTTACATGCCAGGGAATCACGACAGGCTGACGATAATCTACACCATCATCAATGCCTGACTCCGGTGGGCGTATCATTTGCGGGTCTATCGGAGTCTCTGTAGTGTTATCTTTTTTCTGCCACCAACGCGCAAACATATACTAATCCTTCAGCGACAGCACAACAGTCCGCACATCGGTCTGCTGGACAGCCGTCCCCGTACCATCATGTGAATACAATTTCACTTGGTGATCACCACCATTGGCATAAAACCACGCGGGCGGGCACTGATGCGATGCATTTCCGCTGGCACTGGCAATACTCACACCGGTATAGCCACCTTGCCAGTCCAACACATGCTGCCATTGTCCAAACACGTTTACTTGCAGTCCAATTTTGGCGTTCGTCCATGCACCCGAAATGTGCAAAACGCCACCAGCCATACTCCCAAACGGTACCGGAAGGGCGCTGCTGGTGGGACTACCGCTGGCCCACACTGCCGTAACATTCATATAATTACGCGCCACCGCGTTCTATCCTCTCATCGTCCTGTCGGACAATCTCCGGGCGAGAGTCAATTCCCGCCGTGCCATCCATTTCCCAAATCTTATCAATTGCCAGCGTGTCCTCTGGCGAAATCACTGTAATCGCATCAGCGTCAGTAGGTGCCAATGCCGAAGCTGTTATCTGCTGCAAAATACACCGCTCCTGTTTCATGCTGCATCCCCATCATAGCCCACGCGCCGCTCAGCGCATCCACCTGATCGTCGTGCGCCGCATTCGGAAATGAGCACACTTCATCAATAAACGTCGTATTCCAATGCGCCAATACAAGATGTACTTGCCCAGCAGCGCACCGCGCCGCCACCGGCAACGCTCGCGTTAACTTATCAGTATCCACTGAATATCCACGCACGGCATAGCCATGCAATCGATGATCAGCATTCAAATCTTGAATTGCCCGGCTCATATAGCCCTTTTCTTCAACCCCTTGCGCTACCTGCGGCCCGTCAGCCAATATCACAGACGCCATAAATGGCGTCACATCGCCCCAGTCCAGTTGACGCCGTACAACATCCAGCACATAGTAATGCCCGTCGGCGGCAAACCCCAGCTTAATTCCTACCGTATAATCTGCGCTGGTCTTCTCGCTCATAGCCAGGTCCCAATAGCGCGCTGCATACTGAATGTCTGGCGTCTGCGAAATAGCAGGCTCAAACCACGTCCGCTTGAAAATGCCGCCCTCGGCGGGTGTCGGTCGCTGCTGGTAGAGAGAGGACCACGAATAGGGTCCCAGCATAGCCTCAATTTCTGCCAATGATTGCTCATTGTAACGCGCAGACCATAATGCCGCACCAGGCAATCGTCCTAACCGATCCCTCTCAACAGCCAGCGCAGGCATGTGTAACCTCTCCCATCGATCTGGCTGTTCAAGCATCAAGCGTCCTACTAAGTCATCCTGATGCCAACGTGTCATCACCACGATCACCGCTGCGCCAGGCTCGCGACGTGTATACAGGTCATTGGTGAACCAGTCCCATACACTATTACGATAGGTTTCTGACTCAGCTTCTTTACGCGATTTAACGGGATCATCCACAATAATAATATGCCCGCCTTTACCCGTGACGCCACCGCCCACGCCCATAGCATCGCTGCCGCCTTCCACACTGTCACGATAGAATTCAAGGCGTTCATCATCAGTCCACTGCCAGGATACGTAATCTGTGCCGCCAGAAACCAGGTCCCATGCATCAGCGGCCCCGCTTCGCGCATCTAATATAACCTGCGGAAACACCGAATAATAACGTGACATTCGCAAGATATTCCGCGCGTATCGGCTGTTTTTGCGCGCAAGAGTAGCACCATAACTCGCCAGAATAACACGGTGATCAGGATTGCGACCCATGTGCCATGTAGGAAATAAACGGCTAATTGTGCTAGTTTTGCCGTGCCTGGGTGGCATCTCGACAATAAGGTGTGAAATACCATCCCGCCCTTGCGTCTCTACATGGCGACTACATGCCATTAGCGCCTGATCAAGCGCTTCCAGGTGCGGTGCGTGCTGGTAGTTTTTCCAGATCAATCGCTTATAGGTTGTAAAGTTGCGTCGCGCTTTGCGTAATAGCTTTTCAGTGCGCGCGACTCTTGGCTCAATCCTCGATGAGGCTGTCGAGGTCTTCATCGCTTAGATGCTCCAAGCCAGTAATACGATGCTCCATAGGTTCGCCGTCCTTACCAGTCCGCTCTTGCCGTTCCACATACCCGCGTGATTTGCCCTGGGTCTTGAGAAAGAAGATCAGGCTGGTCACGTCCCCGGCCAGCACTTTGCTATATAGCACGCTCTCGGCATTATCAAGCATTGTCTCACGCGCATCGTCCAGCATTTGCTGCAAAGTTGAACTTTCTCGAATTCGCTTATATACCGTGTTACGGGCCACCTTCAACGTGCGTGCAATGGCTGACACATTGCCCTTTTTGGCGTCAATGAGTTCCTCGATTTGCTTGACAGTTATTTTCTCGGCCATCGTTCTCACTTTTTTATAGTGGTCAATCGTTCACTAACCGAGGCCCAAGCCCCATGTCCGTCAACCGTTGAAGCGTAACCGCAATGTACTTCGGTTCAATCTAAACCGGTATCCTCGACGCTTTTATCCAGCATATAAACGCCGCGCTCAGTGCCTTTATTTGCATTGCGCGGATCGGGCATGTAGTCTGTAGCCTTGCGCCGATTAACTCTTGCCAACTCTCACCTCATCCGCCCTACCAGGGCACACTACCACCGCGTGCGCCCTGGCTTCAAGGGGCTGCGT